GGCGTTAGCTGCAATCTCAGGCATGTCTGGCATCTCAAGGTACGGCCTATCATAGATTGTGCTTGGGAGGTTGCTACCCGCGAATGGTTGCCACAATGGACGGTTTTGTGCATCCTTCAACAATCGGATAGAGTTGAGTGTTGCACGGGTCATGATGAAAGTGGCATTAGGAGCGTAGTCAGCTTTGAGATCCATGAACACATTTAATATGCAGTCTGCTGTGATGGTTGTTGCGTTTCCAGAAGGGACATACGCAATTGCATCGGTAACGTTGTTTTTACCAGCAGATCCACCTGTATAGCCCGATGAGGCTTTAATTGGATAGCTCAGGATGCCACGAGGCTTACCGTTACCATCTCCAGATACGAAAGCCAAGCCTTCAGTTTTTGCGAATTGGAGAGTGAGACGCTCTTTAATGAAGTCTTCAAGATTGAACTGTGAGTCCTCAATATTTTGCTGAGAAAGGAGCAGGAGACCACGCATCTCGTGTACAGGGATCGAGATCATACCCACTGTTGGGGTATTGGAGTTGGCAAAAGCCGCTTGCTCAGTTGACCAGTATGCTGTGGTGTCGGCTGCCAACGCGGGTATTTGTATTTTTTCTGCACTCGTTGTCTGCACGCGGCAAATACCACGCATTTTTGAGATAAGTAACTTATACTCTTGCAACTCATCCATGAAGTCGGTAGAAGCGAAAAAGCCACCTGTGGTAGCATCACCCGCATAGAGCGTTTTGCGTTCTGCTGGCATGTATGCTTGTAGAATATGTGACTTCTCTTCTGTGGTCATCAGATCGAACTTGCCAGCACTTCGAATGGCTTTGGCAAAGGCTGCATGGTGCGCGCTCCGCTCTTTTTTACCATCGCTTGTCTGGAGAGGAGGACGTTGGTTTGATAATTTGTACTCGTTAAGAGTTTTTGTCACACTCTCAAGATCATTGCTTTGGGATTTAAAGATCTGCTCTAGCTCAGAGATACGATTGCCGATCTTATCCATATTCTCTTTGTATTCAGCAGGCATTTGACCAGTTTTTGAGGTTAATTCCTCTCCAAGCTTCTTTTGCTCTTTGTCAAGATCATCCACGCGACTTCTCAGATCATGCGTGAGAGTCTTAAACTCGTTCATGTAATCTGCTATTGCCATTATGCTTAACATCCTTATGTGTATTCGTCTCTACGTTAGGTCGTTGCAATCAGCGAGGTTTCAATTCCTGAAATAACGAGGCCAACGCTAGCTCAAACTCTCTCTCCTCCTCCGCAGTGCTTTTTTGCGAGTGCGTTGGGGTGCCACGTGCCTCTTGTTGAGACGGGGTAGCGCAAGTGCTCTTGCCTTCCTGTTGTCCATCATCAGGTTTGCCAGAATCGTTACCTGCATATGGTGTTTCCGCACCTTGCATTGTATTTGCAAAGTCATCAGCAGCCGTACGAACTGCTTTTGCATGCTCTTTCATGATGTCCATAGCCTTATCGGCATGATCATGCATGGAGTCGGCAACACTCTTAATGCTTTGGGCTGTAGCTGCACTAATAGCGCGTCCAGATTTTGTATTATCGTTAGCTATATCAGCAAGATTGTCGGCTGTATCATGCATAGCATTCGCATGATCTCGCATTGCTGCTTTTACGCTTTTAGCAAGATCTTTCATACTTTTTACATGATCATCGATTTTTTGCTGATTAGTCGAGGATATCGGCTTGCCAAGCTTGGCTGAACGTCTACGATTGTTGCTCATCCATCCATAGTTTGATTGGCTATCACTGCCATATTGCATGGTGTAATCTGCTGGACAAGTGGAACTATCTGTTAGATATCCTGATAGATCACACTCAATAGCCTCTGGAACGAACTTAGATAGCACTAGAGTTTTGAAGTCATCAAGAGCAGCGCTTACGTCTGCTTCTGGTTGATCACCAATCTTAAATGCATCTAGAATTGCGCAAGTGAGCGAGCAGATAAATACGTCTTGCCAATCCTCTAAAAGATCAGAGCACATTTCTTCTGCATAATGCTCTTGTACCGTCTTGTATTCTTTAGATTTTCTTGTCATATGTCTCCCATAAGACTTATCATCATTCTCCCAAGGAGGCACCATATCCATTTTTTTGTAGTAGGTTGCAATTTTAGCTTTTACACCTGCCACATCATCTATGTTCGCACCGCCCATAGCGCCCATAATAACACCGGCACCGGATATGATGCCTTGCGGAATAGCTTTCATCTCGCCACCACTTTTAGCGACAAAGGGGAACTTACAATCTGCAAGTTTTTCAGGTGGTGATTTTGCGACCCAAAAGAAACACTGAGCTGCTTTTGACCAATTGACCTCATCCCCACTAGTAGCCCATTCTTGGATATCCTTCTTGGCTTGCGCCCCATCCCACTTCGTATCCTTGTCTGCAAGAGGCCATGATGTTTTGCCTGATGCGGATTTAACATCGGTTACCACTGCTTCTTCATTGGCGGGGAAAGTAACCAAAGAGCCTTCCCATAGACGTAATTCCACTAAATCGCGTATCATCTTTCCATCAATTTTTACATAGTCAGATTTAATGGTGTCGTAGCCTATTGATTGTTGGAATACATACCCTTTCTTTAATGCGCTGTATGCTTCTTTTCCTTTTTGTACGTCTAGATCTATCTCAAGCTCAACAAAGAGTCCGATATTGTCTTCTTTTGCTTCAAGATAGCCTCCGATGGGATTATTCGGATCATGTTGCCACAAGAGAGGCATGATATAGCGTTTGTTGTTAGCTTTCTTATATTCATACTTGTTTTGTAGTGTTCTTTTAAACGCTCCAGGTCTTACACGATCACCCTGATCATCGATATTATCAAAGGTGCTCAAGTAACCCTTCACAATGCCTTTTTCATCATCAAAGTCTTTGGCATGAAATGAAAAAGCTTTTGTTTGCCTTGTGATAGTTGCCGCACTTTTACTCATACAAGTACCTCTTCCATAAATCGTCTGTATTGCTGCCTAGACATTGTTTTTGCCTTGCTGCGTCTTGGTATATGGGGCAAAGATTTCTCTTCATCCTCATCGTCTTCCTGCTCCTGCTGAGCGGCTACATCCTTGTCATGACGAGAAGCAAGAAGTGCCACACCGAATGCAGCAGCGATGCCTGCGATGCTCCAATTACTGATAGAGTCGTGATCAGCACCGTCAGGAATAAAGAGTGTATATGCCTTGCATCTGCAAAAGCGGTGGCAATCCTCTGGTACGTCGCAACCATTTGGGAATGAGTCATCAATGTCTACCATCACACCGTCATTCTCTAGGCAAAACTCGCAAGCGTCTGCAGCACATTGCCAAATCTTATAATTCGCTTGTTGTTTTGTTTTGCGATAAGGCAAACGAGTAACAATTTTGTGATCATTAGCACGGTGTTTGCTGCCTGAGTTTTTTGCTGGAGGAACATCATTTGGCTCCGGTGCTGGCTTCTGTGGAGGTTGCTGACTTGGCTGTGTTGGGTCAGGTAATATCGGCTCTGGCTCTGGCTTTGGTGGAGCGGCGGGCTTCAAGAGGCTTTGTTCAGCATATTTATCAAGCTCAGAAACACGCACTAGGACAGCACCAAATCGGAATACATCGCCTCCTGGAGTTGGAGGCAAACCTGCAAGCTCACGAGCTTCATTCAACGTACATTCACCACTCATCCACATCTTATTAGCACGATCAGCCTTAGCATCTTTTTGCGCTTGTATCATCTCCTGTATGACTTCAACACTCTCTTTGTCATAATATAGAAATGCATTTTTGAGATCTTTGTACATCGGCAAAAGCCATGTATTCCAGAGAGCATAGAGATCATCAAGTTCAGGAAATATTGCTTCAGTGTATGATGCTACTTTTGCTTGCTGCATATTTTCATAGGTAGTTGATGATGTATCGCCAATTAGCTGAGGAGAAATATTGTAGATATTGGCAATAGCAGCGGCATTGTATTGTATTCCTGGCAACCAATCCATCTGAGCAGGTTGCAATCCTATAGAGGTCCAAGTCAGGCCAGCATCAAGTACTGGAGAACGACCCGCATTGCGAGAGCCATGGAACTTATGATTAAGCTTTGCTTCAAGCTCATTCTTGTCATTTGGAGAAAGCACCGTTGGAACAGTCCAGGCACCAGCAGGACGGGCCATATTCTGGAGTAGAGCAAGGTTCCATTTCTTTGCTGCAATGGACTGATCAGCAAAGATAGCAGCGGCCTCTAGCGGGCTCATACCAAACATATCTTCAGAGATAGGATGCCAGTACTTCGTGTGTCCTATTTCGGTAGGAGAGATGAGCATTGACCCAAGCGAGTCGTATTTATATCCGATTATGCCGCGTGGGCTCTGGAGTACGATCTTTGTTTGGTCAGGTCGTAGAGTCCACATCTCATTAGGTGGTTGATTGGGATTAGCACGTAGAACGTACTGAAATGCATTGCCTGATAACAATTTGTAGCTGATCAACGCTTCACGATAGGCAACACCGCTATTCTCATTATTAGGCTTTTTGAGAAGATCAAGAACAGGATGAGAGTCTATCTCCTTTTCCATCGTTGCGTCTTTGTAAAGTATTGGCTGTATTGCCGAACCATTACGCGCTATATACGATATGCATTTATAGATTGTATCGTTGTCTTGATAACCTTCACGTGCAAAATTGCGATAATTCCTCTCCATACGCTTCTCTTGTGGCGTATTGTAGATGTATGGAGTACCTGAATATGCAGGATTGAATTTTTCTTCTTTTGTAGGAGAGAATGCTGAAGCGAGACGAGAGAAGATATTCATCAGTCGTACCCCCATCCGTGTTGGCTAGCCCAGGCAAAAGGATCAATCTTCGCGATTTCTTGCACGGGGACGCGGATGAAATGCACGGGACCTGACGTAGACTCGACAGGAACAGGATCTCCTGCAAGCGGGATAGCAGGAGTCACGACCTCATCAGCCGCCATTGAAACATTATCAACGATATCATCATGAGCAGCGCGTGGAAACAACAACAATTCAGACTCTAGATCATTTATCCATGACGAATTCTTGCTAAAATAAAATTTACCATTTTCCATCCATATAGAAGCAGTAGAAGCACGTGAAACTTTGTCATGAGTAGGATTGTATTCTCGACACGGAATACCTTCTGCTAGTGCCTGCTGTATGAGCGCTAGTTGATAGCCAACGCGCTCTATTTTGAAGTAGGCTTTAGGATGTTGGAGATAAAGCAGACGAAGCTGTTTTAGCTGATCAGGGTTACCAATGTGTGCACGTATGAGATCAAGCAAGATCAAATCGCGTTCTGGAGTCACTGCCCAGATAGCAAACACGGTGTAGTCCGCACTTTGTTTGCTGCTGATAGCGAGATCAACCGTTACGAATTCCCAACATTGCGACTTGAGAATAGATCGCACACCGTTAGTGGTTTCAAGAATGTAAGCCTGATCAATCTCGTTAAAGTATCGGAACCATTCACGCTTGAATTGTCCACCACCACTTGGTACAGGCGACTGCTGGTACTGTGCAGCAAACCCAATGCTACCCAAGTCTCGCTTGTATCTTGCGAGTGTATCGTGATTGAAGCGCTCTGGCCATAGCAGTTCACCTTCTTCTGTGCGTGGATCTTCCCAGCCCAACATCGTAAAGCATTTACGATTGGGCTCAAATTCAGCAGGAAGGTTGAGATGCACCCAATCAGGGCGCTCATTCAAAATGATGCCTGATACATCTTCAGCATGTATACGCTGTCCAATAACAATCATGCAATCTTTCGATGCATCATTCATTCGACTTGACCAGACTTCCCGAAACCACGTGTTAGCTGACTCACGTTCTGTAGCGCTGTGAGCTTCAGAAGCAGAATGCATATCATCTATATTTAATACACTTCCGCCTTCACCTGTCGTTGTTGATCCTACTGAAACCGCCAACTGATACCCCATCTTGTCATTCATAAAAAAGCGTTTTGCATTCTGTTGAGGATTTAGTGTGAACTCTTTTTCTCGTATGAATTCCATTGATTGCGCATCATTTGAGAGTTTGAAGTCTTGTCCATAACGATCTTGGAACCATTGCGATTCAATGAGGTTGCGTTTCTTGAGATTGTCTCTTATAGCTAGGTTGAGCCCATAAGAAGCGCAAAGAAAACGCTCTTCCGGTCTTTGCAGCCAATCCCACACGGGCCAAATCACACTGCATATCGAGCTTTTAGAGTGCCTAGGAGGTATGTTAATCAGGAGAAATCGTATCTGCCGTAAAGTCAGAGCAGTCAGATGATCACACATGGCGTCAAGGCACCAACCATCAACAAATGGGCTTGGATCAACATAACGCCATGCACTCGTGACAAACTGCTTTAGAGAACGTCGCATCTCCTCAGCTTCAGCAATCATCAGTAGGGTATTGGCAAGATTTTGATTAAGTGCAGTCACTGGAGACGGCGTGCGTTTAGCCATTGCTCGCCTCCTTCAACTTCAATGCAAAAGCTTTGAACTCGACTAATTGCTTCGGAGACATAGAGCGAGTGTCAATTGTTATGGCGCTAGATGATTGTATATCGGCATTAATATCTATTTGTTGTTTTTCTTTATACTCAGGAAGATTAGCTTTCGCATAGGTGTTTGCTAGTGTATCGCTCCACTTATGCAACATGAGAGGATTGCCATTTTGATCATACACTACTTTGCCCATTGAAGTTACTGGCTCATCCCAGCCATGAACGGCGCGTTGGTAAAAGGAACTACGAGCAGTATCCCTTGTCCGTTCTATTGCTTCTTCCCAGCCCTTTGAAAATTCTTTATACTTTTCGCGCCAATTATATGCACCTTCACGAGATATTCCGGCACGATCGCAAGCAAGTGAAATATTAGGATTTTCACGAAGAGACGCTAGGAACAGCGCCATAGTCTCGTTACGTTGTTCTGTGGTCATAGGGCCACCTCTGCGCATTGCATGCGTATTAGATGTCAAGTTGTCATTTCGCGCATTATCTTCGTTCAATCCAAGGTCTCCAAACAAATAAAAACGGGCGTTGCTCTCGTGATGAGAAACAACGCCCGTGTGAAACACAATCTGAGCTGTATACTATTTTGTTGTTCTTGTTCTTATTCGACTTCTGCCAGAGACTTTATGCGAATACATATCTCTGTAGGTGATCGGATATCCATCCTGGAATATTATCTCAATTGATCCGTGTCCACTTGTAGATTTGAAGTATTGCGACTTCTCCTCAATCCACCGGGATAGTTCAGATGGAAGATTGCCATTCTGATCGGTATCAATTGAAACATCCATAAAACTATTACCTAAATCTTACTCTATATCAACTGTAACACATACGTACAAACTATGCAAGAGGTTGTAGAGACGTCCGTTCTCCCCTTAAGCTCAAACCGTCAAAATCTTACCCTGTTGATACTGGTGGCATTTTGATAGAATGTCCAAAGATACCACCGAACATTCACAAAGCCATTTCTCGACCTTCTGGACGATGACATTTCTTAGCGGCGGGACGTTCCTGCAACTATTCTCTCTATCCGATTCCCGCTTGCACCGGATAGAGCACCATCACAAGAACTTTAACGGCATGGAGTGGAATCGAACCACTCAAAGAACAAATCACGTGTTGGGAGGACGACCTGCTCTAAAACCTATCATGCCATGTCTGGTTGGAGCGAGAGATGGAACCGTTTACTCGCTCCGATCAGGAGATAAGAACCCTTGTTGTCGTCTGCCTCTGATAGGCAAACTTTGAGCAGCCCAATTGCTACTCGAGACAAAGTGTAACATGTTCGTACGGCAAAGTAAAGCAGTCAGGACGTTAGGACGTTATACGTGAAATTAACTTATGTTTTATATAAAATATATTCAGCCAATGAATTATTTAATGGTATTCGTCGAGGCTTGCATTTGACTCGTAATGCAACTCTAGAGTGTTGCATATTATGCCATCGTGTGATATAATGAACTTCTAAATACGGTTTTGCCCTAAGATGCATCTTAGGGCAAAAAACAGAAAGTTAGGTTCTGTCATGAAACATAGTATACCTCCGATTAATCCCCTGAACAAATCTGGAGGATTGTGGAAGATCTACAAGATTACCAGCAAGAAAAATATGAGTGTTGTTTATATTGGCAGCACTAAAAGAGAACTATGCAACAGATTGGGAGGACATAGGAAAGATGCCAAATCATATAGCAACAAAAAAGATAAGTGGATAATGGAAAACTACGATGATTTAGTTATAACTAAAATCACCAGTGTAAATAACCAAGAAGCTGCTATTTACACTGAAGAAGCTGAAATATTAAAACACATAGAAGGTGGCTATGAAGTATTAAACACAACATACCCAACAAGTGGGAAGAAAATATTTCCTAATGATAAAATAACTCTTCCCGATATTACGTTTACATATCATCTCTCAAAATCAGGACGTAGTCTTTTGAGAGATGATATGTAAAATACTGCAATAAGATAGGAAAAGCTAGTAAGTTATCCTATCTTATTTTTAATGGATGGTTGTTAGGATGACAGTATTACCAAAATTTGCTAGCAAAGTATCAAACTTGGCACCTACCATACAAGTTGCTTGACCGTACATCTTTAAGAAAATGCAAATAAAGCATTGTAAGAAATAGTGCACTTTCTAATTGCGACTAACGATAATTTGGCGAAATTAGGCCTGAATTTGAGCTTAAAATTCAAAGAGCTGAGCATATCAGGTAGTATGCTCAGCTCGTCCATTGTATATTTCTATAGAGTACTTAACTTATCCTCTTGTTACCATCGCCTTCCACTCGTGATGGTGAATATTTAGTATCGTAGTATTCTGCGTACTCGACGCGTAGCCATCTACGAAACTCTGACAAAAGAGCATATGGGTAGACCATAATCTTGATAGGACACGGCAGGTTTGGCACCCACAATGCAACTTTGCTATCTTCATCAAGCAAAGGATGCTTAATATCGCGAAGGTGATTTATCCAAGCTTTGCCACCTGAACCGGCAGGTAAGCACCAGTGCTTTAGTTCCTTCTGAAGCGATTGTAGCGTACAGGCCTGACTAACCATCTCAGTCTCGACACACCAGAAGCCTTCTGGTAAAAGTCCCTCGTTTGATCTACAACGATCTTGGGTCTGCTTGTTAAAGTAGACTGGCAGCTCTTGTTGCTGACGAGATAACAATTCTTTCGCTTCAAGAAAAGCCTTGACCAATAGGCGTTTACATGCTCGGGCTTTTTCGGTGTTTTGCGTGTAAGACATCAAGGTATTGGCTTGGCCCTCATTAAGAAGGGCATATCGAGGTGATTTCCCTCCCTTTTTAGGGCCAGATTTCAATCCGATCCGAAATCGGATTGAACCAAAGTCATCCTCAACCTCTTTTTGATACTCAGTCACCAAGCGGAAGAAACTCTCATGCTCAACTCCAAGCTTTTCCGCAACAATGCGACTATCTGCAAGAGGAATGTTATCCTCAATTATGATCAATTCTTTCAAAGTCTGATCTCCTTTTGCGAGAGCTTGCATAGAGGCGACCAGACTGTTAAAATCTAGGTAGCCCAAAGGCAAGCACTTTTTGTCTTTGGTTTAGCCCCTTGTCACGTTGTTTCTGAGGCTGCGTGGCAAGGGGTGTCCGTTATTCTGCTTCTGAAAAATCTCTACTAGAGATCTTGCGTTTCTCCTGAGCCCTTTCGGCAAATTCCCTAATTGCCAACTTAACGATGTCTGTTTCACTAAATCCCAAATGCTTAGCAAGGGATTCAATCAATCTCTTGTCTTCTTCGCTTAAGCGATAATTTACATGTATCTTTGCCATATTCACTCCTTCCTATGAGGAAGTGTACATCATTTTGAGGCCAATATCAATAGCTTTTAAGATCGATCTTGAGCTTGCGCGTATACTCGTTATTGCATGTGAGCAGGATGACTGTACAGGAGAGAGCAAAGAGAAAGAGCCTGGGTTGTCCAGGCTCTTTGCTTTATCTTCTTTTAAAACTCACTGCGAAGGAAAGCACTTATTATTTCAGGAGTAGCTGTATCAAAGCCCACGCATTCTAATGCTCTCTTGTCATCAGGAGCATTGTTTGTTACGTGAGTAGCAGTCATCTGAACATTAACGATACGAGCTTCTGGATTGATCTGTCTTCTGTACGCT